CATCATCTAAGGTGAGTGAATCAATGTTTAATTTGTCGTTTGGCATGAGTACAAATTTATTTTAGTTTACTTATTTAAAAACTATAAAATTATCTTTTATAGGTGTAGTTATAATATATCACTTACGCAGTTTAAAGTACCTTTTAATCCCCAACTTTCCTCCTCGTTTTTGAGTAGTTTTCATGCACTCTCCTCCAGGACAATTGTCTTCTGCGTACCTATCCATCCACCACTGCATTGTTTGTGCATACTCATCAGGAGTCTTGTTTTTCTTATCCTCTGGAACATTAGGACCATACTTATCAGGGAATACCTCTGCTAAATCTCTTTTATCTCTAACTACATACCCTAAGTACTGCCTAGTTCCTTCTCTCCCAAGCATATTGATTATACCTGCAAGCTGCTCTGCAGTATACCCTTTTTCTGCAATTTGTTCAGGGTACCTTTCATACATATGCTGAAGATGATTCAGCATTGATCTCTCATCATTCAATCCCTGGTAAAGTCTTCTATCAAAGATGCTATCCTGTGCAGCTATGTTTGTACTAAACTCTTCTCGTGTTCCTGGGTAACTATCCTTTATCTCACTAAATCGTTGTCCGTACAATCCAGTTGCTGTAGATCCAGGATTCATCATATTAACACCACCACTGCTTTCTGTGCCAGCTATCCCAACTTTTAATAGTTCAGAATCTATCCCAAATAGAGGAGGATTCCCAGCTTGGTATTTACGCATTCCACCATACTTAAATCCCCCAGGAGGAGTTTCTATTGTTCTCCATTTTTCTTTTCTTGGTTTTGCGTTTTGCCTAAAAGCGCCTTGCATTTCCTTATCAAATATGCTGCGAAACCATTGTTTTTTATTTGGATCCCACATGTTTTCCCCAATTTGATATTGACTTGTTGACACTGAAGGATCTTGTCGATAAATTGGAGTTGAGTTTAAATATGTAGGTATTTTAGGAATTTGAAGTTCTGGAGCTTGAATAGAAGTAGAAATTTGTTTTGGTTGGATTAAAGGCAACTTAGAGCTTAATATTACTTCTTGTTTTGGGGCTACATAATAAGGACTGTCTGCAGTTCCATCAAAATATGTATAAGAAGGCTTAATGGTTGGGTGCACTAAGTCTGGGGAAGAGTGGTACATTATGTTGTCATCTGTAAACCCAAGAGATTTGTAATAATTAATTAATTGCTCATCTTCTTTTCTAGCAGTAGGGTTATAATCTATTTTACCGTCTCCGTCTTCATCTTGAAACTGGTCTTCTTGACTTTGGTAATCGAGTGCAATAGCGTATCCTAATATTGGATGGTATTTTGGAGTTCTTGCATCTTGTAATTGTTCAGGGGTCCAATAATCAATGTTGTCAGTTGATTTATTGCTTCCAGGACCCATAAGCCTATCTTGTGCTAAAGTAGCTAAATTTAAATTTAAGCTGTCATTGTAAGCGATATACCTAGGATCATTTTTACTGCTAGCATAATATGGAGGCAATCCATTCTGAGCTTTGCGTACTCCACCGTTCTTTTGTTGAAATGTTTTTGCGGCAGATGCTTGCTTGTAGTTTTTAGCAAAGTATGCTGCTTGTTCAGGAGTATCAAATCTAAAGTCTGCTTTACTTGGGGCTGGATTTGGGTTATAGCTAAGCGGTCCTCCTATATAGTCTTCTTGAACTGTTGGGACCGCGTAGTTATCAAAGCTTGCCATGTAATGAGTAGATGGATCAGTTTCTCCAGGCAAGAGCATTCTTTGTCCGTAGTCTGACCTCATTCGTCTAGCTGCCGGATTACCAGCATTAGCTTCTTGGATAATCTTTAAGCTCATCTCAGCATCAGACATTTCTGGTACTCTTGGTCCTGGCTTTGGTCCTCCAAATTGCATTTGAGCAGGAGTCTCAATAACTGTCCCACGTTGTGGCCCTGTTGGGAGAGACTGTATTCCCGGGGGTACATTCTCGTATGACTTAACTAAATGCCCTTGTTCGTCAAACTTCTGAATGTTAATCGGGGCTTTCATCCCGACTGTGTTAAATGGGGTGTTGGGAGGGACATTTGGAAATACCATACTCTTGTTAATGTCCCCAGCCTGATGCGCAGGTCTCAGTCCTTGCTTAAATTGCTGAGGTGTCTCAGCTACATCTACATTATTTGTTTGCTCGAACTGCCCAAGTAGATCTACTCCTTGATCGTATGCTTTGTATACGTCAAGTATGGAACCTGTATATCCAGATTGCCTATGTCGTTGTAATAGTTGCCGTCTAGTAGCGTTATCCATTACTCACCATTTGGTTCAAGATCGCCCTCCTTACTTAGCGCTTCTCTTTTGAGCTCAATATCTTTTTGCTTAATATCATAGTCTTGCATAATCTTTTGCAAGTCTATATTTAATCTATTGGTCTGATCTCTTGCCTCTGCATTAATCAATGCAATCTCAATATCAGTCTGCCTGTCACGGTCTTTTTCTTGAGCGTCTTGCTGCATCTTCATCTGCTCCATCTGCATCTGCTGTTGCTGCATTTGCATTTGAGCCTGCTGCTGTGCTTGCTCTAATTCTTTTTGAGCTTGTTCTGCTTTTCTAAGCTTATCCTTAATTCCTGAGAAGTTTTCAGTATCAAGTAACTCTAGAACTGCAGATGCTGGCATTCCGTTCTGAATCATAGCTTGAGACAACTCTTTAGCTTGACGGATATTTTCTTGGTCTCTTCCTGCATCAGATACAAATATTCCATACTCAGTTTCCATATGACCTAACGAGTCTAAGTCAATAAACTGAGCAGTAGTATCTGGCATTACATACATACCCCTTTTACCGTCTATCCAAGCTTCCTTCGAATAATCCAATAAGCCTTGGAGCTCTCTTTGTTCAAATCTTGAGAATTTGCGGAAAAGATCTTCAGTAATGTGCGATGACTGAACAATTGCTTGTTGGGATGCACCCTTACCTTCGTATGAACCAATTGTCCCTTGTCTTTGACGATTAACTCCTGAGATTTTTTCCCACTCTTGCATCGTGGATTCAAGTAACAATATATATTGCTCAATCGTTTTGATAGACATGTCCAACACAGATTGATGCTGCGGAGAGAGCTGAATACCTTCTTTATTGTAATCAACCCACGCAATACCTGTACCTTCAACATAGTACATAAATTTATCCATGTCCCATTTCTTTGGGATCATGTTGATATCAAACTGAGCAATGATATCTTTGCTTCTTGCAATTGCAAGCTCCATACGATACTTAAATATGTTGTAGTTAATCTGGAATGGGATCCCAAGACTAACCAACGAAATATTGTTGGAGTTAATATCAGAGTACTTAAACCCATTGATTGGGAGTTTGCATTCTGATGGATTGTCTAATGATGTACGCTGATTTGGGATTGGGGACATATTAACGTAAAACCGCCCATCAACTTTTGTTCCTTCCCACACCTCATTCACCCACTCCCAATTAATCTTAGCTCCTGCCTCTTTCATCTCTGCAGGCATGCGATAAGATTCGTCTACCTCAAACATCTCTGCCATCCCAGTTTGTGGGTCTATATACTCCACAAACCCAATTCTTTTTCTGCTCTTCCAGTATACAGTTACTACCTCAACTAATCTATTGCGGTAGACGTTATCGTCAGAACCAGTAGCTTCAGACCTGTAGAGCAGATATGTGTCCATTGCCACATTTTGAGGATTCTCAAGTTCTAATACTTGCTCTTCGTCGAGATACTCTCCGTACTGATCAATTACTGTTGATGCATGAGCATATCGTCTAATGATTGCCCAATCTCCATCTTCTACAAAATCTACGTCTGGATCTTTATCAAAGTCTACATCAATAGGATTGATTACATCGTAGAATGGCTCTTTGCGTCTTACTCCTTTATGAGAGTATGTTTCTCCTGAGACAAGAAAGTGAAAGAACTGCTTCTGAAACTTATCATAGATTTCTTGCTCATACATAATGTAGTTAATAGCTGCTTGTCCTTTGATAGCTCTATCATCTATGTATGTGCGCTCAAACTGTTCTGCAACTTGTGGAGGCATCATAGGCTGTTGCTCTTGAATCTGCTGAGTTTGCAAATCCTTAGGCTTAGCAATCTCCCTTAAAAACATAGACTCAACTGTCTTTAACAGCTGTTGTTTTTTAGCCTCTTCTTTTAAACTTACAGAGTCTGCGTTCTTTACAGTTACTGTGTAATTGAGTGGACGCTTAGATTTTTCACCCAACAACAAGTCAATAATAGGCTTGATAATTGGGTAGTTTCTAAGCTTTGATGGGAAGTTCTCTCTCGTTTTCCCGTATGGTTTAATTACGTATCTGTAGTCTGCCTCGTCAACTTCTCCGTTGTAGTAATCATACAATGCTTTGAGATTACTTCTTCTCTCGCTT